ATAGATTAGCAGTTGATGTTGTTGAAAGAGCATATCCACCAGAAGATGTTTCTGTTTTAAGAACTTTCAAAAAGAAATATGGAACTCCTTGTGATGTTGTTGCAAAAGATAAATGCTTTTACTTTGCTCATAGTGAGGACAAAGATGATGAGGGCGATATCAAAGAAACTAAATCTCATTTTGATTTTGGTTTGTTTGGTAATCTAAATGGTAGTGAGTATGGTAGTGATGAGGGTAAAAAGTTTGCAGTTGCATATTTTAGAGAAGATTTAAAAGCTATGGATTGCAACCCAGATATCTATGCACAACAAAATGAGAACAAAGATAATCCACACAAAACAAAACATGTTGACGAGTGTATGAAAGCACTTGGATATAGTGGTTATAATCATAGTAGTGGTAGCGATACTAATATTGGTATGGCAAAAACTTTTGATGAGCCATACTTTCTTGATGTCATTGGAACATCTTATTGCAGATCAAGAGCAATCGCATGTACTAAAGATGAGTATGAGCAATTTGAAACTTGGAGAATTGCAAAAGGTAATCTAGTTGTTAATCATCAAAAATGGATTGATACAATTATGAAACAATGCGATCAATTAAAAATTGGATTGAAAGCATATAGATATCTTTCAGAGGGTATTGAACTTGCAACTGAACTTGGAATACAAGTTGATGAGGCAGAGTTAATTAGAACTAACTCAACAGGATTGACAATCTACAATCCAAGCAACTTGGCAAGTATGATTAAGGGTATGAAGAATAAAAATCAATCAAGAGAGGCAAAAATATTGGCTAGAAAAAAATATGAAGAAAGTCTAAATTAGAGGTTGACGAGGCTATCCTATTGATGATAGGATAGCCTATACAAAAATAGAAAGGTATAATATGGAAAACAACACACAATTCAAAATAACTTATTATTCTAATAAGGATAAAAAACACATAACAAGACAAGGCAAGTGGACAGATAAGTGTAGATATTGGACAAGCAAACAAGGTGCAAAGCTAATGACATACTTTGACATGGACGCAGATAATTATAGAACTGCCAAAGGCAGTTGGAAAGTGAGGTTATAATATGGAGTATTTTTTTATAGCAACAGTAATAGTATTAATTATACTTAGATTAGTAGGAGATAAATAATGGATATGATACTAGGAATAATTTTAATGTTTGGTATTGCAATGATACTTTGTGTTGGTTGTTGGTTAGCAAATGGCACACAAGATTTTATTGACGAACAAAATGAACGATTAAGAAAAGATCAGAAATGGAGAGATAGAAACAATGGCTGAAATGAATGAAATACACTTTGAAACAATAGACAGAAACAAAGATATTAATATGCAACGCAACAAGATTAAATTTCTAGAAGATAGAATTGCAACACTAGAGAAAACTCTAGAAAGTCATGCAAAGATATTAGCTAGATTTCAAATGACAGAGGGGGATAACAATGCCTAATAAACATTTTTGCCAAGGACCAACGTGTCATGAAAAACCTACAACAGATAGATTTCTAAAATCTAGAGGTGTAATTCGTGGAAGATATGCATATGCTAACATGGACCAAGGTCCTAATCAATGGGGTTGGCAAGCTTCAGACTCAGATAAATTTTTCTGTAGTCAAGGTTGTAAGAATGAGTGGCTGAATAAAAACATGGAATGTGTTCGAGCAAGAACAGTAGTTCCATTTATTAGCCACAGACGAGAGAGCCAAGGCTATCACAAGGTAACTGATGACACAGGTTATCGTAGATATAATACTATTGAAAGGATTGACAACAGGACAGAAATAGACTAGGATAATCCTATTAACAAATAGAAAGGTATAATATGACAAAAACAATTAAAGCAGAATACTTACCAGGGGGCGCAAAGCGTCAAGAACTATTGGAACAGGTTCCAGATTATCTGAGAGCGCCAGGTTTCCAAGGTGACAAACATTTATTTTGTTTGGAAGTTCTTAAGCTTACCGAGACTGAATATCTTGAGGCACTTAACAAAGCTACCAATGGTGGAGTTGTGGAGTCAGCATGGAACTAAAACACACTACAACAGAACCAGAGTTTAAGATCATCAAAGATAACAAAGATGAGCCGGATTTAAAAACGGCTCAAGACTTTGTCGGTGGAATGGTTGAGTGTATCACATTCCCGAACGGTGATGTGTTGATAGTAAATGAAGAAGGCAAGCTAATGAACTTGCCATTAAATCCAGAAGGTACATTGTTATGGCGTACTACATTTACTAAAGACAAATATGCATTTGGTTATGATGACTGGGTCAGTGGCCCGGCTATCTTGATTAAACAAAAGGCGCTCAAGAACTGGGCGTAACCTTTCTTGCCCTGGCGCTAACGCGCCAGGGCGCAACGACCTATAATATATTTACATATCAATAGAGGTACCACACCCAACTCGAATTAACTTTGTTACTATATAATCGATACACCTTTTTTTTAAAAGGGGTCCCACTACTTTAGGTTGTATTGCTTGTTTTAGACAGATAAGGGTGGTATAATACTTTTCCACTGTTAAAAAGGTGCAAAAAATTATAAAAAATTTTTTATGAAAAAAAATATAGAAATAGATAAGTTACCTTCCGACGTTCGTGCACAGTATAAAAGATTTAAAGTTATGCATGCCGAAAAAAAAATTCAACGAAAAGCAAAAGATGACTTTATGTCTTTTACAAAAGCTGTATGGCCAGAGTTTATAGAGGGTGCACACCACAGAGTCATTGCTCAAAAGTTTAACGACCTTGCAACTAAAAAAATTAATAGACTGATTATCAACATGCCTCCACGTCATACGAAATCAGAGTTTGCTTCTTACTTGTTACCAGCGTGGATGGTGGGCCGTAACCCTAAACTCAAGATCATTCAGGCAACTCACACCGGTGAGCTTGCTGTAAGGTTTGGTCGTAAAGCTAAAACGTTAATTGATAGTGAAGAATACTCTAAAATTTTTGAAACAAGTCTTAGAGAAGACAGTCAAGCTGCAGGACGTTGGGAAACTGCGCAAGGTGGTGAGTATTTTGCAGCTGGTGTTGGTGGTGCAATCACGGGCCGTGGTGCGGATTTATTGATTATTGACGATCCACACTCGGAACAAGACGCAATGAGTCTTAACGCATTCGAAAATGCGTACGAATGGTACACATCAGGTCCACGTCAGCGTTTACAACCAGGCGGACAAATAGTTTTAGTTATGACTAGATGGTCAAAAAAAGATTTAACAGGTATTTTATTAGATAATCAAAAAAAAGTTAAGGGTGATCAATGGGAAGTGGTGGAATTTCCGGCGATCATGGACCACGGAGATAACAAAAAACCGGTTTGGCCAGAATATTGGAAATTATCAGAGTTAGAATCAGTTAAAGCAACACTACCGGTTGGAAAATGGAACGCACAATGGATGCAAGAGCCAACTTCTGAAGAAGGAGCACTAATAAAACGTGAATGGTGGCAAAAATGGGACAAAGAATTTTTACCAGACGTTACTTACGTAATTCAAAGCTATGATACTGCGTTTTTAAAAAAAGAAACAGCCGATTACAGTGCAATTACTACTTGGGGTATTTTTTATCCCGAAGAAGGTGGTAAACCAAATATAATTTTACTAGATTCGTTAAAAGATCGTTTTGAATTTCCAGAACTTAGACGAACTGCTTTAGAACAATATAAATATTGGAATCCCGACATGGTGATCGTTGAACAAAAAGCATCTGGAACCCCACTAACGCACGAACTAAGACAAATGGACATTCCAGTGATGACTTTTACGCCAAGTCGTGGTAATGATAAGCACGTACGTGTAAATTCTTGCGCTCCGCTGTTTGAGGCCGGATTAATTTGGGCCCCTGACGAGCAATTTGCAGAAGAAGTTATAGAAGAGTGCGCGTCATTTCCATATGGCGATCATGATGACTTAGTTGACAGTATGACTATGGCTATTATGCGATTCAGGCAGGGAGGATTCCTACCCCATCCAGAAGACTACGAAATAGAAAAAACAGAACCTAGGAAAATGGAGTATTATTAAGTATGGCAAACCCTGTAGATTTAGGACTTAGAATTGTACAAGCATTAGATGGCATTGGCATAAAAGCTGGAAGTTTTTTAGGTAAAGCTAGTAATGTTAAAAAAGCAATGTTTGGTAAAAAATCTACAATGTTTAAACCAAACGCTATTCAATCTATCAGAGGCGAAGGCGGTGATTTTGGAACTGCGTTAAAACTTATTGAAGAAGAAGCTCAGTATATAGTTAACGCAACTGATGCAGAAAAAATGGCATTTTTAAATAATCTAAACGACTATAAAGACTTAGGTGGTCCTCTTAAAAAAGACATAGTAGCATCAAAAGAATTTGAACAAGGTATAGGAAGTCTTAAAGACGATATTGAAAGTTTACAAACAACTGCAAAGACCATGAAAGACGATGCAGAAAAAGGATTAAAAAGTGCAGAGGATGATTTAAAAACATTTCTTGAAACAGGTGGCAATCCATTAAAGAAAAAAGAAGAAAAATATCTTGGTGGTAGCATGCACGAAGAAGGTCAACTTAGAACTGCTATTAGAACATTTTTAAAAAACGAATTTAAAAATGGTAGAATTAAATTAGACGAAACAGACAAATTTAGAGTTATGGAATATTCTCCAATGATGGAAGATGATCCAATAAAAGTATTTAAAAAAATTTACGGCGACGAAGCTTACAAAAGAGCTGGAACGTTTCCTGGTGCGTTTGAAACAGGTGAAAGTTTTAATCATTATGAATCTATTTTTAGAAACAAGATGGGTGAAGATATTTTAAAAGTTAAAGATAAAAAATATGTTGGTGACGGAACTTTATTATTAACAGATGAAGTAATAACTCCAACTCCAGATGACGATGTACCTTTTGCAAAAGGTGGACGTGCAAGTTTTGCAGGTGGTGGTGGACTAAAAAAAATAGTTCAAGAAATTGTAGAATATATTACAACTAAGTTTACTCCAATGGACGCGATGAAAGAAGTTAATAAAGTTATTGGTAAAACTGGCAAGTATAAAAATTTAAAACTAACAGATGATGATATTAACGATATTGTAGAAGGTTCTAACGATTTTATATTTCAACGTGATCCAGATAATTTGTTTGTTGAAGGTAGTATAAAAGAAAGAACAAAATATTTTGACGAAGATGATGTTTTAGAAAGAGATTTATTTGCACCTAAATCAAACACACAAGTATTCAAAGACTCAGAAGGTGGTATTAAAGGAATCACTATGGGTGGTGATGATGAATTTAAAAAAGCTATGAGTGAAGCTATGGAAGAAGGTATGAGAGAATCAGAAAACATGAAACGTCTTGGCCTAGATCCAACTAACATGAAAGATGCTCTTAAATATGAGGAAATGAAAGCAGCTGGTCAGTTAGAAAAAAATGTAACTGGCAGCGCTGACCTTTCTCCAGCTGAAGATTTAAAAAGAGAGTTTCCTGGAATCTCAGATGAAAATGTTAGACTTATTTTAGCCGATACCAATCCACAAAGAATAGCAGAAGTAAAACAAACCATGCGTGAAGCAATGGAAATGGAAAAAAAAGGAATGAGTGTTGACGACATTATAAATGCTTTTAAAAATTCAAATAGAACTAAACAAGCTGATGGTGGTATAACTAAATTAAGAAATGGTTATTATGGTGGTGGTCAAGCAATGATTGAACCAGATCTATCAGACATTGGCCATGGTTCAGATGCCTTGATGTCTAGAACAAGAATCACGGCCCCTGGATCACAAGCAACTACATCAACAGGTTTAAATTATTTATTAGGTGAAGATAATGACAATACTAGAGTTCCGTTTAACGAAGGTCTATTAGCTAAACCGTCTGATTCTATGATGGTTGACACTACAACAAGTTCTCCTGATTTTTACAACACCGATAAATTTGAAGAAGACTCAATGACATACTTAAAAGGTATGTACGGTACAGGTAAAGATAGTAATCAATTTTTATATAATGAAATGATAAAAAAAGGTAACGAACTTAGAAAACAAGGTGTGGATAGAGAAACTGTTATTAAAATTATAAGAAGAAATAAAAACAAAATTGACGAAATATTAAGACAGCAAGAATTTAAAGATATACTTCCTAAAAGTTTAGCAGGTTTAGCAGAGGGTGGTGTTGCTGGACTAAGACAAGGTTACGTTGGCGGTGGTGGAGTTAATTTAGCTCGTAGAGGATTTTTAAAAGTATTAGCTGGAACAGGTGCGGCTGTAGCTGCATTTAAAACAGGTGCGTTAAAATTATTAGGTAAAACTACAACTAAAGCTGCTCCTAAATTATTTACAGCAGCAGAAGGATCTGGTGCACCGGCATGGTTTGAAGGAATGGTTAATAAAGTTTTAGCAGATGGTGTAGACATTACTAAAAAAGCTGCAACGATGGATGGTCAAACTGTTAAGTCATTAGACACACCAACTGGTAAAGTTGATGTTACAATTGATAGAACAGGTAATATCGACGTAAATTACATGGGTGATAACACTGCACTTGGTGAAAGTGTTAATATGAGATACGTCCCAGGTGTTGCTGATGAAGGAACTAAAGGTGTTAAACCTGCAGATGAGTTTGAAGCAGTTGAATCTATCCCAGAAGGAAAAGCTTACGGACCTGATGACTATGAAATTGAGATGGGAGAAAACGTAACAGACAATGTCGGTAATTTATTTTCTGATACAACAGAACTTGCAGAACTAGGGGGTCAAAAAACTCTTACAAAAGACATTGTTGAAACAGTTAAAAGAAAAAAAATATTAAAACAAATGGAAAATGATCCTTCAGATTTTGTAACAGATACTCAAGGAGATTTTGTACAATTTGATGATATAAACCCAGATCCAAATTAATTATGAGCAACGATTATTTTAAAGCACAGGGATGGTTTAAGAACTACGCACTAAATTCACAAGACAGTCGTGGTGTGTTTCAACAACTAGTTAAAGAAGACGAAGAAGCTTTTAGACTAGCAAGTGCTGAGACAGATAAAATTAAAGAAGAGATGAATAAGAAATTTGGTTCAGGGACCGTGAAGTATGGTTCAGAAATACCTCAACCTGAAATAAAAACACCACAAGCTATATTTGAGTTTAGTCAACGTAACCCTGCAGCTGATGGTGGACGGATGGAATTTGGAAGAGGAAAAAAAGTATTAGATAAAACAGAAAAAAAGAATGTTTTAAATTGGGGTAAAAATAAAAGTAAAGCTTTAGGTGAAACATGGTCTGATAAAAAAACTTTAAAAGAATATAATAATTCAAGTCGTTTTAGCAGATCTAAAATTAGATTAGGAATAATAACTGGTGAAGGTATTCCAGGTTTTAAAAAGAAAGGTGATGTTAGACCTCTAACAAAAGAACAACAAAAATTGTGGGACGCTACTATGGCCGACAAGGTAGGTAAATGGGAAGACTATGGAATTTTTGACAGAGGTAATTGGTTAAGAGATTTTGATAAAAGACTTGATCAATATAATCAAACTAAAAATCTTTTAAGTAGGAAAGAACTAGGTGATTTTTTAAAAGAAAAATTAGGGGAAGACTATGGAGCTTTTGATAAGCAAAAAATTTCTGGTGTAAGATCTGGAGCTGAAAAATCTCAGTTTGGACAATATGTTGACGATAAATTATTTGTAAACGAGTTTTCAGGTGGTCAACAAAAATACTATAAAAAACCAACTGATGCTCAAATAAAATTTATAAAAGAAAATTTATTGAACGAAACCCAAGCAATAAATAGTTTAAATAAAAGCACATTAGATACTGTAAAAAAAATAGACAGCTTATATGGTTCTATTTATAGATCTGGAAAACTTCCTGACCTTAACATCATGATGCAAAAACTTAATTTAACAGGAAATCAAATTGGTTATGCAGAATCTCAGTTAGCTAGAATATACGGTGGTCATAAATTTAAAAATGGTCCAGATATTAGAATAAATAAAAAAACTTCTAATAGTATGTTTGAACTTATATCAAAATCTGGATTTGGAAATCCTCGTAGAAATCAAATATATAGTATGTCTTTAGATCTTATAGATGAAGGATTAGGAAACGAAAAAAATACATTTTATAATTTAAAAAATAAAGCTAAAAATATTTTAAAAAAAAATGGAATTAAAGTTTACTCTAAAAAAAGTCCTATTGGATTTAACATAGATGAGTTTGCTGGTGTTACTGGATCGGGAAAAAGTAAAAGTATGGCCGTATCTCAGTTTATTAATATTATGGAAGGAAAGTTAAACACAGAAACTTTAGCTAGTTTTCAAGGAGGTTTATCTAAAGCAAGAGCAGCAGTTGAAGCTGCAAAAGGCACTCCTAGATATAATTCAGTTTTAAAAAAACAAATGGAACTAATAAATACAAGAGCTGCTAATTTAGAAGCAGAATATGGAATTAAACTTGCAAGATTAGAAAGACCTGCAGACATAAACAACATGTCAGCTGACGAAGTTAAAAGATTAAAAAATATAAAACTAGGAACTGATGAAAACTTATATCAACGATTAGTTAAAGATGCAAAAGCCAGTGGTTATAGTATCAAGGTGCCTGAAGGGTCATTAACAATTCAAGAATTTACTGATCCCGATAATAAAAGAGCTAGAGAATTAATTGCTTTAGTTGGTTGTCCAAATTTTAAAGGCAAACAAGCATTTGCTGAAGGTGGGAGAACAGGTTTTTCAGAAGGTGGAGATTGTTTTGACAAAGGTCAGAAATTAATCAACAGCGGTATGAAAGGTGCATCAAACGCTTCATTAAAAAATTTAGCTAAACTTGGACCTATGTTATTAAAAGCAGGTAGTGCTGCAATGTCAGGACTTATTCTACCTGAAGCAGTAATTGTTGGTTTAGAATCAGCAGCAAGAGTCACTATGGGAGATACTCCTTCTGAAGCAATTTTAAGAGCAACAGATTATCTTACACCAGATTCTTTTTTTGGAGATTTTATGCAAAAAGCAGATTTGATGAAAATAGAAAGAACTCTAGGAAAAGACGTAAAAAATATTGCTGCTCAATCTTTTGATCGTACAAATCAATCGGATGAAATTAACAAACTAGAAGAAAAATTAAAAAATTTAGAGGCAATGACAGAGAGTGGAGATTTTGGTTATGTAGGTGATTTAACTAACCAGATAAACATGACAAAAAATCAAATTAAAGAAAAAAAAGATAAATTAAAAAATACAGCTCAAATAGGACAAGAGAGTAGAGATTTCTATACGCAACAGGCATTAGAAAATGCTTATGATGCAAGTATGGCAAAATCTAAACTTGCTGAAAAAAGATTAGCAGATTCACAAAGTGAAAATCCTAGACTAAGTGCAGCACAGGCAATGCAAGATATGAAATCTCAAGAACAGTTAAATAAAAATATATCTATGAGACTTCCATTAACTGGCAGTAGGGCTGAAACAGATTTTTTAAATGCATCACAATTTCCAATGGGTCCAAGAATGCCGAGTGAAATAGATTTAATAACTGCAGGCGCTAATAAAAAATTTAAAGATATGGGTAGTGATTTAAAAGTTACTTCTCAAGATCTAAAACTTAATCAAGATAGAAAACAAATGTTTAAAGATGCTTCCATAGAAGAATTAGTTAATATGGGACTACCATTAGAAGCAATTCTTGGATTTAACATAGCACAACCTGTTGAAAGAACTGGACCAGGGTACAAAACAAACTATAAACCTTTAGATAGGTTTGGATCTCAAGAAAGACCTGTGTTATACCCTAATAACAGAGGTACATTAGCCGAAGGCGGTATAACAGGATTAAGGAGTAAATATGAGTATAAAAAATAAACCACAAAAAAAGAAAAACCCAACACTTGCAGCTAAGAACCCTGCATTTAAATGGTGGGCAGTGCCACCTAAAAAAGGACCGCTATCACAGGGGTTGAAATTACCACAAAAACAAGTTAAGAAAGTCTAGGAGAAAATATATGGCAGATATAGACAAGACTCTCCCTAACGAACGACCTGAAGACGAAGTTCTAAAAGAACAGATGGAAGAGGTTGATATTGCAGATGAGTTAGGTAAGGGACCAGTAGAAATTACAGAAGACGACGAAGGGGCTACAATTGATTTTGACCCTAATGCAATGCCAATGCCTGAAGAAGGTGGCGACCACTTTGCAAACTTAAACGAATTACTTCCAGAAGAAGACACAAGTGACATGGGTAGTCAATTACAAAACGACTACATGGAATACAAAATGTCTCGTAAAGAATGGGAACGATCTTACATTGAAGGTTTAAGTTTATTAGGATTTAAATACGACAATAGAACAGAACCTTTTCAAGGAGCAAGCGGTGCAACACACCCTGTTTTAGCTGAAGCTGTTACACAGTTTCAAGCGTTAGCTTACAAAGAATTATTACCAGCAGATGGACCTGTTAGAACTATGGTTATGGGTGCATCTAATCCTATGAAAGAGATGCAAGCTCAAAGAGTTAAAAATTTTATGAACTATCAAATCATGGATCAAATGCAAGAATACGAACCTGAGTTTGATCAAATGTTATTTTATTTACCACTGTCAGGTTCTACATTTAAAAAAGTTTATTATGACGATTTATTGGGAAGAGCAGTTTCTAAGTTCATCCCAGCGGATGATCTTGTTGTTCCATACACGGCTACCTCATTAGACGATGCGGAATCAGTCATCCATGTTATCAAGATGTCGGAAAACGATCTGCGTAAGCAAATGGCTGCAGGTTTTTATTCTGACATCGAGTTAACTAAACCAACTGGTACAGTTACAAACGAGTTGGAAGAAAAAGAGAGAGAAGTCGAAGGACTTACAAAATCCCAAAGAGTAGATCCTTTATACACAATTCTAGAATGCCACGTTAATCTAGACTTAGAAGGATTTGAAGACCTTGGCCCCGACGGAGAGCCAACGGGAATAAAATTGCCTTACATCGTTACAATCGAAGAAGGCAGTAGGAAGGTTTTGTCTATTAGACGAAACTTTGCGCCCAATGATCC